TGTTATTAAAATATATTGAAGAAGAAAATGAAAAACTACAACAACAAAAAATAAACAGGAAATAGAGTAATGGCAAAATTTGCAGATTTAGTTAGAGCGCAAAGAGAATCGGGAAAGAGCGTAATTGGTTCTCTGAGTGGTGCTTATAATCAACAGAACATGGAAAAGTTTGATGTTAGAAACAAACTCTTCAGTCGTTCTGGATTGACGACTTCACTATTTTCTGGTTTGAAGGGATACCAAGCACAGCCTGTTTCCGGTAAAGCATCTGCTGGAATGATTAGTCCGGGAGCAGGAAATTCACCCTCTATATTAACTTCAATAGCAAAAGATGCTAGAATAAGTGCCAGAAATTCTATGGCACTTCCTTCTATTGCTAGAAATATGGCAAAGATGGTTAAAATATGGGGCGGAACACCAGCAAAATATTTTGACAATGCGGCATCAAAAGAGAATGAAAAGGAATCAAAATTTGGTAAAGGTGGTAAAGGTGGTGGGGCTATAGGAAAAGGTGCGGCAGGTGGCGGTGGTGGAATACTTGGTATGCTTGGCGGCGCTTTAGGTGGGGTGGGAAGTTTATTAGGGAGTGCAGTCGGTGGAATCGCAAGTGTTGCGGGTTCCATTTTAGGTGGAATAGGTAGTTTGTTAGGTGGTGCTGCTAGTGGTATTTTTGGCATACTCAGCAGTGCATTAGGTGGAATGGGATTCGTTGGAATACTTGCTGCTGGCGCACTAGGATTTGTATTATATCAGATTTATAAGAGCCTTGATTTTTCAAAATTGGGAAATGGACTTGGAGATGCTTTTTCTGGTATTCGAGAATCTCTTTCTAAAATGTTTGGTGATGTTGATAATGCAACGGGAGGCAAATTGGGCAAGTTTGTCGATGATGTAAAAGACGCATTTATGAAAGTCACCATAAGAGTTTCTGCCGCAATTGAAACCGCAACCGAGTTACTAATGAAATTAGGTGCGGGTGTCTTAAAAGATTTTAGTGGTTATTTTCAGAACTTTTTTCAAGAAAATAAAGGTAAAATATTTGCTCTAATGGCGATAGGAATGATGGGTCCAAGAGCATTAATGACTCTTCCGGGTGCCGCTATCACCGCACTTGCTGCCGGTATTGGAGCAGCGACTGGCGAAGTTGATTTAGATACTATGAAACGACAGAGAGAAGAAAAATTTAAAGACCTCGAAACTTTCAAAAAAACAGGACAGATGAATATTCAATCGGATGCCGATTCATCTGACATCCCAAACAAAGCCGATTATGAGAAAAAAATAAAAAAAGATATTGAGGAATTAGATAAAAGAATACAAGATAAAGCAGATCGAACAAACAACACACAAAATGCCATAAACAACTTTAGTGCTGAAAATGTTTCTAGTTTATATGACACAAAAGTTCAAGAAAAAATGGCAGCGGCAGGAATGTCTAATGGAAGCGGTGGCAATTCACCAACTCCCGTGTCTGGTGCAAACTTATTAGACTTGATTGCTAAAGGTGAAGCAAGTGCTGCCGGATATGATTCAGCAAATAGAGGAAAAGCAGGAGATACTCCAAAAGGAATACCAGGTTTATCTAAAATGACTGTCGGTGAAGTTATGGCATTGCAAGCAAAAAAAGAATTGTTTGCTGCTGGTAGATATCAAATAATTCCAGATACTTTAGCGGGATTAGTAAAATCTGGAGTTGTTAAACCAGAAGATATGTTTAGTCCTGTTGTACAAGATAAATTAGCGATGGCTCTTGTAAATAGAAGATTGAAAGCAGGGGGTTCTGATCCGATCAAACAGCAATTCGAATTATCTCAAGAATTTGCTTCAATTGAAAATCCTTACACTGGAAAATCTTATCATGAAGGTAAAGGCAACAACAAAGCATCAATTTCAACAAATCAAATACAGTTAGCATTACGTGGTGGTAGTGGAGCACCAAGTGGTGGCGGTGGAAATCAGGTAGCGGATGCTGGAAATAAACCCTCATCTGCTCCACCGGCACCCGCATCTAGCACACCTCCTGCTGGTGGTTCGAGTCTTTTAGCATCGCTGGCATCACCACTTGAAATGTTAGACAAATATACTGGTGGTGCATTGGGATTAGGTTCGGTTAAAGTTGCCGATATGCTTAGAGATTTAGGTAATGAAGTAATGAAAAACCCAATGTTTATTGATAACTCGGTAAACAGCAGTGGTGGTGATGATAGAGTAATGGCCACAAGTGCAAGTGTGTGGGATCAAGGCATACTCGATACAATCTTAAATCAGAAAACAACATAAAAAACGCCACCCGAAGGTGGCGTTCGCAGAGTTTAATCTTCTGCTAGGGACCGAAAGTAATCTAGTTCTTCATCAGTTTCATTCAAACTGGGTGCAGTTTTTGCTGAACTCAATACCGTATCTTCAGCCTTTGTCTTTACTGGTGCAACACCATCAAGACCTAAAACTTTATCCAGTTTCGCTTTCAAAACTTCGTAAGACTTAAATTGTTTGGCATCAGTAAACTCTTTGAGTGAGTGTTCTGTTTTCCACAGTGCTTCAAGTTTGGCATCATCACCATCAAGAACGGCAGACGGTTTATCAAACTCAGACTTGTCGTAGTTGCGATAACCTTCAACTTGACGAATCTTGATTTTGAAGTTGGCACCTTCCCAGAAGTCAAAAGGATTCAACGGTGTCTCATCAGCAAACTCTGGATTCATTGATTCAGAAATTTTGTCAAAGATTTTCTTACCGAACTTGTACAGTTTGATTTGACCTTCATTCTCTGGATTTTTTGGGTCAGAGACAACAAGAATGTTTGCGATATACGTCAAACGGCGTTTCTGTTTACGTGCGATTTCTTTATTTGCTTCAATGCCTGAATTCCACAGAATGGAGTTGTATTCCGATACTGGGTCTTTTTGATTGAGAGTAGTCAAAGAGTTTTCGATGTACCAACCACCTGGACCTTGAAACCCATGATTCCAAACACGTGCCCATGGAAGTGCATCGTCACCATCTGCTGCTGGTGCTGGCAGAAAACGAATCACTGCCATACCATTACCTGCTTTGTCTACTTCGGGTTGCCAGAAACGATTATCTTCTTTTGAACCTGCTTCTGGAGTTGCTGTGGTCGATTCGATTGCTTTGGTTAGTTTATCGAATGAATTACGGTTGCGTTTGAGTGCTGAAAAGTCAGACATATATTACCTCGTATAGTTAGTTGTTTATTGTATGTGCATCTTGTTCACATGATTCATTATATACTTTTATATATGTAACGTCAAGAAACAATTGCATTGTTTTCCGAATTTTCATGTAGTTCTTTCTTCAGGATAAGTTTATACTTTGTCGGATCAAATTTTATAAACGGTGTGTACTTCTTTATCTTCAAACTTACATTCGGATAGTGAATCGTGTCCACAATCTTCTTGTCCCACATTGGTAAAAACTTTAGTATCGAATTCAATATGCATACAGTCTCGATTGAAATTTCATTATGAAGCAACTTAGTCAGTAACTTAGGATACTCACCATCTTGAACCATTAATGATTCATTTGGGTTCTCATGCTTCATTATTGATTCAATCTCATTTGTGAATGTATACGACAATGATTGAATCACTTTCTGTCTGGCACGATAATGAATATCAGAATCTTCGGTTAGTAGATTTCCAATCCATACATTAGAATCATGCAAAAAATTAGCAACAAGAAAATCTCTAGCCTGGTCATCATTGGAAAATCTCCGACTTAGTTTGTAAAAAAACCATTTATCTTTCTTGTTCTCAAATGCATCTATGCTTGTTCTCGATTTACCACCATACTTAAAGTAGTCATACGATTCCTGTGTAAAATGCAATTTGAGAGAAGAGTATAAACAGAATGCTTCATATCCAGTCATATAGGTAATCTATTACTTTTAGTTTTCAACATATTCAATCTCTCGGCCTGTTCATGTATTTTAGACTTCAGGTTTGGAGTAATAAGTGTTGCTGCTACTTCCATTTCCAAACCTGTGCCTTTACAGTGTTCAACAATTGCCTCAAGATAAGTGTAATCCGTTTTTGCAACTAGAGCCTCAATCTCCAGTGCAAACTTCATCATCTCATCTTTTGTTGGCATTATTTGAA